TAAAGTCATTTCCGTCATGATAAATATATCCATACTCATTATTAACACTACGTTTAAATTTGATATATTTACCACTGTCCATCCAAACATTACCACCTATATGCAACTTTTCGTTCGGCGCCGTCGTCCCGATGCCGACTTTGCCTGAAATATCAGAAGGATAAATATTACTACCAGTGATATTCCAGATACTTCCGTTTATTACTGAATTTATGTCTGCATCGCTTCTGTTAGTGTGTGGTGCAACCTCGTATATCCAACTTATGTTGCCTACTCTAATTAAAGTGTGGTTCTCGAGTTGAGTAAAATTAACATAATCTAGTTCTGCAGGTTCAAATGCTGTAGTGGCATCTCCTCCGTCACATAAATCTGCACTACCTGTTATTTCCTCACAATCTAAAACAGCAGAGATTTCACCACCTGAAATTGTTATATTAGTCCCTGCAGTAATATTGCCGTCTCTTAGAATAGTTGCATTGTCAAGTTGGGTATGATTAACAATGCTCAAGTCTCCTGCTTCAATATACGCATGGGTTTCTCCTGAATGGTTTCCGGTATTATATGCACCAGCCCTCACATCGGTCACATTATTATCTACCAGTGCAGAGGTCTCTGTTTTAGTAAAATAGTTAGTCAAATTATCTGTCCTCACAACTGTGGCATTATCTAGTTGAGTGTGGTTAACTACGTCTAAATCCCCAGCCTCGACGTAAGAGTGAGTCTCACTAGAGTGATTATTAGTCGTATACGCTCCAGTTCTGATATCTGTTACGTTATCATCCACCCAACCAGTAATAACTGTATTGGTAACAAATCCCAGTGCCTCAACAAATGCCTGTGTAACTCTGTTGTCTATAAGATTGTTTACCCATGTGCTATTGTCTTGCCTTATCAAGGTTATGTTCTCTAACTGTGTGTGATTTACATAGTCTAAATCAGAAAAAGAATCGAAGTTATTCTGATTATCAGTTATCCATGTTGTGTTACCCTCTCTTATGATAGTAGTATTATCCAAGACAGAGCGTACGTGGTTCATAGCAGAATCATTTACATCTCCTATGTAGGTATATATGCTATTATTCGCAGCTGTTACGTTATCATCTATCCAGCCGGCAATAGTGGTACTAATAACGAACCCTAGTGCTTCAATGAATGCTTGAGTCACTCTATTGTCAATCAGTGCATTTACCCAAGTGCTATTGTCCTGCCTAATTATCGTTACATTGTCTAGTTGTGTGTGGTTCACAATACCCAAGCTACCTAGAGTCTCATTAGCTGTAGTATAAGCCCCTGCTCTAATATCTGTCACATTGTTAGCTAGGTTGCTTGCTCTCACAACAGTACCATTATCCAACCTATCTGTCACCCAAGTTGTATTATCCTGCCTAATAATGGTGCCGTTGCTAAGTTGCGTAAAGTTAACATAATCAAACTCACCTGGATTAGATGTAGGTTCGCTTAGGAAACTAGTAACATCGTAGCAGTTAGTTGCATTGCAATACATCTTAAATGTAGCGTTATACTCACTACCATTCAAGTTAAAGAATATCTCCGATGTACCGTTAGCCCCAAATACTACTGGTATCAGCAAAACCAATAGCAATAGTAACAGTTTCTTCATTTTAACCCCATTGCTGCCTCTTAGTACCATCAATCCATAACTCTAACTTAGATGCTGATGTATTATACGTAAAATATGTATCACCAGCAGCACCATCAAATCTGAACTTACCACCTGCTGCTATATATGTATTTGCAGAGGAGTTTATAGTTACATTGGTAGTGTAATCTCTAACCTTGGCATCTATAGTGATATTGTACGTCGATACGTTATATGTTACCATTTTACTCAGCAGTAGACCTTATAGTAATACCTGTTCTAATAATAAGGTCACCGTATACTAATGTTGTTATCTGACCACTACCGTCTTTCATCTGAATATCGTAAAAGTATTTGCCTGCAGTTACATTCGTATCAGTTGTACTCAATGTAATCACAGCCTGACCATTGGTCGGGTCATTGGGTGTATCTGTGTCTTTCTTTATCACTGCACTCGCATCAGCATCAGATTTATTAGTCTTAGCAGTAAAGAAGAACTCATAGCCTGTTACATCTACCGCATCACCAGCACTATCAGTCACATTGATAATAATTGGTACAGTATCCAACGTATATATCGTCAAATCATTTACCATCTTATGTTGGTATTACCTTTCCCTCCTCGTTTATTTTTTCTGCCCAAGATGCCTTGCCATTCTCATCTCTAGAAAGAACCGTCTTACCATCTGCTGTCTTACCAGATGATGCAAACACCTTACAATTCTTCAGCATGTACGTATACATTGCTGCCTGGTTTCTGTTCTTACTCTTCTTACCCCAGTTATACTCTTCAACCTGGCATCCTTCCTTTGTCAACCTAGCTGGGTTATCTTTTGCAAACGTCAACTGGTCTGCAGTCAATCTAACTTCTTTACCTACCTCTATAAAATCTGTTTCAGCCATTTCATTCACCTCGTTTCGTTCACACTACCAACACATTAAATCGTCTAGTAGCTCTTCAGATAAGTCATCACTGTGAATACAGTTCTGACCTTCACCTATCCCGCTACAGAAGTACTTATCTACATCTGTGCAGTCATCATTAGGTAAATATGCTATCACGTTCACTGATGGACATTCTTTCTCCTCTGGTGTACAGGTAGGACAAGAACCTCCACCTCCTCCGCCACACCCCTTACACGTCTGAACACATGGTTTCTGTTTAGGACATGCTGGACAGTATTTGCCGCTTGGGCAAGTATATGGTTCTACCTCACAATCTGGACACTCATCACCTCTAGGACAAACCTCACATGGCGGACACTCTAATTCCTGCTGCTTAGCTAAATCAGAATTAATTGGTATCCACTGACCTATCTCTCTCCCTTTCTGACATCTATCATCCAGTATTCTCCAACTCTCTCCCTCTGGTATTACTTTAGTCACTGTCTTCTGAGTAGAGGACATATGCACATAGTGCACAGTCTTATCCTCAAGTGGACAGTATGCTTCAGGTAAAGCATTATATCCTAAGGCTCCCAGTATCAGGAGACTTAGAATTGTTGTTGCCAACAGTTTCTTCCCTTTTAGCTCAACCATTTCTACCACCCCTGAATCGCTGCTCTAGCCCAACCATTTGTGGAATTACATACGTAGATGTAACTATCGTCGTTTACTATCGTTCCCTGAGTACATGTAGTCGTTGCAGCTGCTGGTGTTGCTTGGTTCTTCATTGTAAAGTTTGCAGCTGTCATTGTTCCATACGTTACCGCGTTTCCAGTATTCAATGTGAAATTTATCATCTGATTCGCTCCCACACTCAACACTTGATAGTCCACATCTATGTCTAGTATCCTCACAGTTGAGTTCTCAATGTTTCTACTTTGGTTATCCTCACAAGCCCAATACCACCATATCCTATCACCATCCAAATAAGTTACTGTTGCATTTGGATACGTATTATTAACAACTACCATATCTGTTGCATTTGCATTCTCTGCATACGGTGCTGAATTATTATTGGCTCTTGTATGCAAGCTACAATTAACCGTGGTGTAATTCGCCTCTGCTCGACTTAGATTCACAGACAGATTGTGCAGCACATCTGTCGAGGTAGACGTTGTGTAATCTGCCGGGTCTACCCAGAAGTCTAAATCCCAAGTTGATGCAGCCGTATACCAAAACATCCTAACGTCATATATCTCGCTAGTTGTAGTTGTTGCTGCTATCGACCACCAGTCGGTACCATTACCACAGTGTCTACTTATCGACTGCGTCTCATCAGTCAAGTAAGTATAATTAACACCAAATATCGTGCTGTTGTGCTCATTTGATGATAACGTAATATTACCGTCTAGGTACTCAGTTGTGTAGTTACCACTGAGCAATTCATTACCATTACCTGCTCCATGGTACGTATAGTTCATACAAAACTCCTCACCATCCTTTATCGTGTCATTAGACGTCATAAAGATACTACCATTGTAGTTACCAGTGAAGTTGTTTGTATTTATGAACTCACCATATCCCGAACCCATGTGAGTATAGTTCGCACAAACTGTTGTTCCATCTATGATTGTCGTATTACTCGTCACAAGTATGTTCCCATCGTCGTACGCTGTATAATTACCACTGAGAATCTCAGTCAGGTTCTCATTGCTACAATTCATTATCTTAACGGATGTCGTATCAACTGACGAACCGTTAGATAGTGTCATATTAGTACCATTCCGCCACGTAAGATTGACACTAGTTTCATTGAAGATGGATATCCTCGTTGAACAGTTATATGGTTTAAACGTATCTGTCTCGTTAGTGTTCGCTACATATACCTGCGTTCCATTCGCCCACGTAAAACCAGACTCATTCACAACATTTGTTCTAACTGTTATATTGTACACAACAATTGATGCAGCTCTATCGTTAGCTAACCCAACTGGTGTCCCATTTAACAACGTGATATTCTCGCCTGTTACTAGGTTAGACGTGTTCTGTGTGTAGTTTGATATAATCCTAATTATCACTTTACCAACATCATTCGCCCAACATTGGCCATAATTATCCAATGTATAGTTTGTGTATGTTGTCGGGTAAGTAGTACCATCATAACTACCGTTATACGTAATCTGAACTACACTGAGAGCAGTACTCTTAAATGGCTTAGTGAAGTTAATGTACGCATGAGACTCATTAACCATCGTTCCTCCATAGGAACTATAATTATCATCGGTTATATTCGATGGCGGGTGATTGAGTCTCCAATTACCTGTCGCATTTGTCTGGTCTGCTGTTGCGTCTTCATCCCACAATCCGCTTAAATCTACATTCAGTGATGACCCACCTGTGAGGGTTACAGCGAACATAGCACAGACTAGGAAAACAAATGCAACTAAAAGTTGCTTTATATGTTTCATATTCGCATTATACCTCCTTTTCTTTTAACATTACCAGAAGCGTCAACTTCAAACAGCGGAAAGTTATCTTGGTCTGTTACCTGGAATTTATCAGTACTACTCGTTAATCTAACAGTATTAGCTCCACCGAATGGAGCAATTCTACCACCACCTAGCATTGCCATCTTAAACACCCTCTAGTATTCTTACTGTCTCAGTTCCTGAAGCAACAATACCATACAAAATCAAGCTTTCACCTATATCTAAACTCAACTCAGCATTAACTGCCAGTGGATAACCTGCTGCTGTAGTAACATCTGACGCACCAAGGTATATCGTATTAGAACCAGTATTCTTAATTACCAGTGACGTCCTCCCAGTTAGTGCGGTACTAGGAATTGCAGTAGCAGTAGTTTGAATTGTAACCTCACTCGCACGTAATCTACTCCTTAAAGCATCAACCATTCTAAACACCTCGTTTGTTATTTGAATAAAAAGAAAAAAAAGTTATTTTTTCCTTATTGGTTTAATAGGCTTTTTAGGTACTTGCTTCACTTCAGCTTTAGCCATCAACTCTTGATACCTATCATGCGCTTGTTTAAACAGATACTTGTTCTTACCTCTCCAAGCATCCATTTCCGCCTTTACGTCTTCTAGTTCACTCATTTTAATCATCACTCATTGCTGCCCATGTAGTACTACCATCTGTATTCCTAAAATGTGATGAAGTACCAATTGTAGCATTCAAGTCAACATATATTGTTCCCTGTGGTGCTGCATGTGCTGGCGTACCAACGCCTGTCTCTATCTTAGAACCAATAAATTCACCATCAACACTTCTTCCTCCGCCTAAACCATCCTTTGTCCCATAGTTATATACCATAGCAATCACCTCAAAAATTAAAAAATAAAAACAACATTTAAGTTGTTATTATTCTTGCTATTGCTCCCTCTCTTAGGTATCTTGTTGCAAACCTTTGAGTCACACAAGCAAAGCTGCTGTCTCTAGCTGCATCAAAGTATCTCTCAATTGTCACTGCTCTTTTCTCTGCTATGATAAATGCATGGTTAGCATCTAACACATAAGCATACTTAGCGGACACATTGTTTGACACCAGAATCTTCATCCCGAAGATTTTACCAATTAATCTTTGGCTTGGGTCATTTATGCCAGCCTTATCTGCCTCAGTAAATGTATCAATGTTCCTTATGTCGTTTACAACCTCTACACCGCACACCATATGTGTTGGCGTATAGTTCTCCTCCTCGATACCTTGCATTGCTGCAGTAATATCGCTAATTGGCAACGTTGCATTACTATTAGCAACTCTTGTTGATGCTGTTTGTCCAGACCCAGTATCTAATGTTGCTATGATTAACGTCTCTACATTGTCAGCAATCTCATATGCTGCAGTCTCTACATTCAGAGCCATTACATCCCATAGTGAGTCTTCTTCCATCTCCTTGGATATCATTATCCTGATACCATACTTATATGGTTTCAAGTTGAACCCAGAGTAGGTTTCAGCGTCTAATGGAATAGCTGCTCCTTCTGTTACCCTATGTACCTCTAGTGTGTCTCTTGTCTGTAGTGTTATGTCAATACTTGACCCAGGAATACTTCCAGGACCAATTACCTTTGCTGCTAATGCCCTTAGTATCAGATTCTTCCTCACTGCAGTTATTAAAGTTCCGTACAGCGTTCTTGGAATCAAGTAACTGCCTGTAGAACTACCAGCTGTTGAGCTGGATGAATCCTTGCTGTCTGTAGCCAATAATGATGGACTTTGTGGCATTTTTCATTCACCTCCTTAGTGTATATTTAACAACCAAAGCACGTAATTACCATCTGCTCTAGCGCCTGTTAGTGCTCTTCCCACCTGCAATAGCCTCTCTGTAGCTGTTGGACCGGTTGTAGTACCACAGTTAGTTACACCTGCTGTGGTTGTACCTTCTGCTGCTCTAACTGGCTGTCCGCCATATATTGCACCAGTAGTATCTATAACTGGACTCAAGAACAACCCTCTTGTACAGAAAGTTATTTGACTCCCAGCTGCTGCATCATGCAATGCAATACCTACAATCCTTCCACCTTGCTCATCTGCATTTGCTGTTGCGAACTTTATTGGTTCAACTTCAACCTCATCGTAATCTACGCCACTTGGAACTGTTGTTCCGAATGGAGATGTTGATGGACTTGAATTATACAGCAAATCTCCAGCTGTTATTGCAGACGTTCCATTTCCGTTCAAGCCAGAAATTACATCAGCATTGTCGCTGAATAAATAGTTTTGTTGTGCCATTCATATCACCTCATCTGTAGACGGACTCTTTCACGTCTTTGTTGAATTTGTTGTACAAGTCACTGTTCATCCCTATGAATCTTGTGTCTTTTTCCACAATGATTCCTCTAAGTTCCTTGCTCTCCTTTGGTGGTTCTGATGGTTCACCCTCTTTCCCTGTTTCTGTTTCTCCAGCTCCTGCTCCTTCCTGTTTTTCTCCTTCCTCTCCTTCTTTCTCTTCTCCTTCTCCTTCCTTACTACCTTCGTCTTGCTCTTTAACCTCATAACTCTCAATTATCTTCAATTCAGAGTTGGTTTTCTCCATTAGTTGCTTCCTATCCAACTTATCGTTAGCTTGTAGGATTTTCTCTACCAGTGCCTCCTTCTCTGCAACAAGTCGGTCTTTTTTCTCTTGCTCGAACTTAGCAATCTTTTTATCCTTCTCTGCAAGAGCCCCCTTTAATTTTTCAACTTCTTTAATTTCTTCAGCCATGCTGTTCACCTCACTCGTTTTATTCTTCTTAACTTTTTTCCCATCTTTCATTTCGTCATCCTCATCAGCATTACCACTTTTATCGTATGCTTCTGCAATTGCTACTTCAATACTAGCAGCTTCTACGCCTCTTGCGTGTTTATTCACAAGAGCTATTATTGGTATATGCAACCCTTCCACTAAATACTCAGTCTCACCCGCATCGTTCTCTCTCTCAGTAATGTTCTTAGCCCCACCCTGTATGCTCGGTGCAACTAATCCATCACTTACTTGTTCGATGATATCCGGATGAGCTTTAGTGTTCTTTATCTTGCTTGTAAACCTAAGTGTATTCTCGCTAAGACCATACGTTCCTTCACCCACATTGTGGTCAGGATTGTCATAATCAGCCCTATGCCCAACAATCCAATTAAACGATGAGCCATCATTCTCTTTTAAATTATCATAAGTGTACACTCTACCATTCTTTGACTTACCCATTGCTAGCGCAGTACCTTCAATAGCTAACCACCTACCACTCTCCTCCTCTACTTTGTTTAACTTAATGTCCTGTACTTCCCAAACTAAATCAAAGCTTTCTTTCACATTAGCATGTAGTGCAGCTATCTGCTTCTTCGCTTTCTCCTCACTATCGTGAGTACCCATCACCCTACCTCCCTCTTTCTTAACGACTTGGTACTTTTCACCTTTCTTTATGATTTTGTATGGCATATCATTCACCTCGGGTCTTGATACCTATCTAATCTTAGTAATCCATCAAACTGGTCATGCTTGGTTGCTCTTTGTGGCTTCATTACCACATTATTGTAATTATCCTCCCTCGTATAAGGGCTATGGTTCCAAGCATTCTGTGTCAACTGAGTTGTTCTAGCCATGTCTCTAAATTGATGATTCCTGGCAGAATCAGTTGACGGATTGTCAATCTCAATGTCCTGATTATCATATCTATCATTCATCCTAACAAACTGTCCTCTATCGAATGGGTTTTTAAACATCATTTTTGTTTCGTATCTCCAGTCGTCTTCTCTTTTCGAACTTTCGTAGGGTCATTAGCGTTATCTTTTATGCTGTTTGGTCCTTGCTGGTACTGATATTGGTTCTGCTGACCAGGCGCTTTCCCTGTCTGCTCATTACCAAATCCCATTCCCATCTGCGGATTAACTAGGTGCTCAGGTAACTTCTCCTCATACTTAGGCGGCAATAACTCATTTGCCTTTTGAGCAGTAATTATTCCATCTT